AAGGGTCTTTCATCCAAGGTGCAATATTACCTTGATCATAGGAATTTTGTTCCCAAAGAATATTTATTTTAGTAGAAGATAAGGGTATTTTTTCAGGGATAGAAGTAGTGATCTGAACTTTATCTAATAGATCATTATCTACATGCTTATACAACTGAGCATATTGAAGCTCTGTTCCGCCTAAAGGCTTCATAAATTAATTTGCTGCTGGTTTAGTAGTTAGTGAAGCAACAGTAATTTGTAGATCTTGTTGAAAATCTTCTGCTGTAGTATCGGTAGAAGGGTTAGCTACATCAGCATCAAACTCAGCCTTGTCGGTATAGACAATTCCAGTTCTTTTGTTTTTAACAATTTCTTTTGCTTGTGCGGGTATTTTTATTATTTCAGTCATAGTAATTATATAATAGTTTTAACTTAATTTGTCTACCTCTAGGAAGGTCTACCCTGATTAGTCTTTCTTCTTTTTTGCCATTTAGCATGTCTTCCAGGTCTTTTTCTACGTTTACCTGCTATATGAACTTCGTTAATCTTGTTGGCCACTATATATCTTCTCTGTTAATTTCTAATAAGGATGCTGTAATATGTAATCTGTTTGCGTCTGCAGCGACTACTTCCAATACTTCATTTTCTTGCATAATTAAAGGTTGAGTTATTAATTGCTCTGTTGCATTACCCGCTATAACTTTACTTTTAAATAGAACAATTCCACCCCCTGAAGCAGGAGCTCCTGGATATAAAGTGACTGTTATACTACTGCCATTATTAGTGTCATCACAAACTAAAATAGATTTTACAATAGCTCTAGAATTAGAAGGAACAGTATACAAAGTAGTATCCGTAGCTGCCGTTAAATCAAGTTTTGCGTTTTTATATATATTAGCCATTTAATTTACAAACCAAGTGTACCTTTCTACTTCTTGTCTTAAATCTTCTTGAAAAGAATTATTTAATTGATTCTTCATTGTTTCTAATGATTGAAGAACTTGTTGTTGATTATCCATACTGTACTCTGGAGTAGGTTCTGGAATGTAATTAGTTATTTTAGCCATTATCTTCTACCATCAGGTTGTATGTCTGCTCTAAAAGTACCATATCTCCAAGTTACTCCGCTAGATAAATTAGATATCTTCAAACTAGCAGATCTTCCTCTAGCACGTGTATCTATTTTCTGAGTACTTGATGTTACAGAAAAAGGTCCTAAAGAAGAACTAACAGACGTATCAGAAGGATAGTCTTTTAATAAAATAGTAACCGTTGCAGTTCCATCTAATCTTTGAAAATCAGGTATAAATCTTCTTACTTTCGTAAAGTATTCTCCGTCACCTTCTAAATGAAGCATGAACTCTCCAGATTCTATAAAAGAAGTAATAGCAGTAGTTACTCCATCCTCTAATTGATCTATTCCCGTTTCGTGTTCCCAAAAAGTAGAGGAACCAGAAGTATTAGTTACTCCCTGTATAACTGGAAAAGTAGGTACTCCTGTTTCATAAAAAGAAGTAGCATAAGGTTTATCATATAAATGTGCGTCATAGTAAGTGGTACGAGATAAAGAACTGGTATACCAAACTTTATCTTGATAGTTATAAGTAACGCATCTATCTATTTCAGTAGCTGAACTAGAAGCATAAAACCAATGTAATTCATTAAACAAAGAATTGTGACTAGCGTAAGTTAATTTTCCAGCATCATAGTTAAAACCTAGGTCTCCTGGATTAGCGGTATTAAATACAAAATCTTCTACACTACAAGGAAGTTTAACAACGGTTCCGTTATATCCGTTAAAAGAACCTGAGTCGTCCATCCAGTAAACAATACCATCTACAAACACAATGGACTTAGAACTCATTGCTCCACAGTTAGATCCTACTTTTCTAATACTAAAAGTGAAAGGAGCTCCTACATACTGCATCGTATACGCAGCGGTATCGGTTAATACTAAAATGTAATCTTTTGCTCTTATGGCACCTACAATATGAGTTCCGTCATCTATCCTAAAAGTACCTGCTGTATTAATAGAAGTTGGTTGGTAGTCATTAAAGTCTTCTTGGTCAGAAAATCTTATTAACATTGGATCAAAAGTTGAAGTATCTCCAATAGTTTCCTCTGTTCCTAAATGTATAAAGTGTCTATCTGTATCTGATACGATGGAAATAGCGGTTTTAGTTGGAGCACCTGTCATAATAGTTGCTCTAGTTTCTAAAGCATTGTTATTATTTTGTATAGGTTGCCATGTGAACGTTCTTCCATTTAATACAGTAGCAGTTAATATTTGACCAAAATTATCTAAACTCCAACTAGCTGGATCTAGTTGAACCGTAGAAGATAAGGAAGCTGAACCCCATGCAGTGTAATACTCTACCCCTGCTAAAGTAGAATGAGCGGATCGTGTTCCAGCTACTGCTCTCGTAATTCCTGTAAGATCATTAGTTGAAATACCTGTATAGGAAATAAATTCTGCTCCAACTTTAATTACTCCCGATGTTGGAAACCCTGTTGTTGAGGTAAGTGTAATAGAAGTTCCAGATCCTCCAGTACCTGCAGTGTCATCTAATAAAGCACCATCTAAAGTAGTAGTAAGTCCAGATGCTCCTCCGTAAGCACCTGTTCCAAATCCAAAGCCGAATGTCTGTCCAATAGGACCTACTTTAACATATCTGTTTATAGTACATGCTCCTGACCCTGCAACAGTAACTCCCGCATTCGTTGCCATCGTTATGGTAAATGTATTAATCGTTGCACTAGTTACTTCAAAAGTTTGATCAGTAAAATTCGCTGCAGTATACCCCGCTCCAACTGGAGGAGTTACGCTAGTAAAAGTAAAGTAGTCCCCTGCAATCATGTTGTGACCCACTAAGTTAATGGTGACCGTTGGTGAGGTATTGGTAGTATCAAACGTTCCTCCCGTTTGCGCTGTCTCTAAAGGAGTAATATCGTAATACGCTCCTCCATAATAAATGTATAATCCTCGTTGAGTACCAATTACTACATATCTATTGCCATCTAAATCCGACCACTGGTGCTGTGCTCTGGTAGCACCTGCTAAAGTATTGGTAGTAATTTTAGACCAACCGCCTACTTTTTCAGGGAAGCCATAACGAAAACGTACAAAATCACCGTCCACATACTGTCCTTCAGCTGCGGTATCGGTTATCTGTTTATTAAAGCCTGGTCTTATATTAATTAAATTTAAAGGCATGGTTTATTATACCTTACCTAACCTATATGTTAAATAGTCCCTTTTTAACTTTTAATTAGTAGTTTATTAAAATCTGCAAAGTAGACATATTTTAAACTTGAAGACCTAACTGTATTCATAATATCGTCTAAACTATCTACAATAGGGTATCCTGCTAAATTAAAAGAGGTGTTCATAAGAACAGGAATAGGAAACATTTTAAGTATTTTATATAAATTATTATTATCGTTTCTATTAACTGTTTGTATCCTACATGTATTGTCTACATGAACTAACGAACTTATAGAATGTTGAGCTAAAGGTCTCGCTTGAGGAGCATGCATCATAAAGGGGGTGCTTTTTATCCCTGCCATATCAAAATAAGTATCTGCTTTTTCTTCTAGTATAGAACAAGCAAAGGGTCTAAAATGTTCTCTTTTTTTAATATCGTTCATTATATCTTTAGCATTCTTTAATGTAGGATCTAGTAATAAACTCCTGTTTCCTAAAGCTCTAGGTCCTGCTTCTGCTTTTCCCTGTATTAATCCTACAACATTACCTTGAGTTAATAACTCTACTACTTCGTTTAAACTTACCTCTTTTAAATATTCATTGTCTTTAAAGGAATAATCTAAACTATTAATTCTGTTACCGATGTAAATATTTTCTAAAGGATGTATTTTTTGTTTCGCTAAAACATTTATGGCATACACTATACCGATTGAATTACCTCCGTCTCCACATAAAGGATCAAACCACAAATTACATTCAGGGAATGCTTTATGTAATTTATAGTTGTTAACCACATTAAGTGCAGTGCCTCCTGTAAAAACCATATTAGGGTGTTTGTATTTATGTACTAAATTTTTATATTTTTGCTCAAATAATTCTTGGCATGAAGATGCTTGATCTTTAGATTGTGTATCTAAACTTAATACTTCTTTTCCTGTAAATTCTTCTGGTATCGGCTCAGAGGTACCATACGATTGAAACCCCATAAATTTACCTTCCTCATTTTCAAAACCGTAATGTTGTGAAACTTTTGAATAAAAAAGACCTAAATCTAAATAATGACTTACATCAAAAACAGTTTCGTCTGTAATGGTAAGCGGTTGTTTAACGACATGTCCTTTGTTTGTATCAGGGTGATACGTGAGGTCGGGTGCATATTTTTCATTATGTATATCATGTGTATATAATTTTTTATAAATACATTTTGAATCTTCATAACTTAAATCGTATACAGAACAAGTCTCATGGGTAGATGCTTTATTTTCTAAAAACCAATCACTACCTCTATTATCTACTACAAATACTCTAGCACTTTTAAACTTAGAATCTACAAATGATTTAAAAGCATGAGTTAAATGATGAGAGGCATGCAAAGAATGAGGTTCATTTATTACTTTGATATTTAGATGTTTTAAATAACTTTTTAAAAATTGAAGTTCTTCTTTAACAAAATTATAAGAAGACAAAAAACAAAAATCTAATTCTTTATTAAAATAGTTCAAGGAGTTAAGTAAAGAGTTAAAAGGAAAAAAATTATAGTGTTTCTCTTGGATAACTTTTCTTTCCTCGTTGTAAAAAATAAGTTTTCCATTATCAAATAAAGAAACAGAAGGGTCGTGCCCTGTTTGTATACCTAATATTTTCACGTGACTATTAATTGTACCAAAGAGGAATAGTGTATCTAAACCCTGATTTTATTATATCCACCGCATGTTCATTTTTATAACCACTATCAAACATAACAAAATCTAATGCTTTTGGTTTGTATCGTTCTCCATCTTTAAATACTAACTCTCCTCCTTCGTAGTCATCATTAAGATACAAGATACTGGAGTAGTTCATTAAATCTTTTCTTCCATCAGAAACATCTTTTTTTTGGTCTATGTGAAAGCTCATATGATGACCCTCTTTCCACCTACATAAAATAGGATCTTGAAAAGGATAACATTTTGTATTAAAAAAATGATCTACGAAAAAACAACCTTTTGAAGTTATATATTTTAATATTTCTTTTATTTGAGGATTGCTTATATCCATTATATGTAAACTTCTTTCTGCATGTCCAGGGGAAAAATCAGTGCACAATCTTTGATTCTTATCCCAGTATTTCATAAGTATCTCGGCTTCATAAGGTTTGATAAAGTTATGAATTTGTATTCTTACATCATCCATTTGGCATAACTTCTAAATTAAAAGAAAGAGAGACCCTAGGTTCATCACTCATACTTTGACTAACTGCATGTTTTAAATAAGAAGGAAATATAATTATATCATTTACTTTAGGTGTCACTATGTGAACAGAATGAAAATCGGAGCTACCTGATATATAAGAGCTATAGTGAGGGGACATTAAATTAACAGGTGAATTTTCATTATAAAATTCTAACTTCCCAGAATTAACAGGTGTCTTTAAATAAAAAACTCCTGAAAAACTACTTCCTGCATGAGTATGAATGGTATTAGAAGAGTGTTGGTAATTTTCATTAATCCAACAATTACCTAATCTAATGTTTACAGGTTTTAATTGAGTGTCTTGAATAATAGACAAGTAGTTGGATAAATGGGTCACTACCAGTTGAGAAGTTTCTTCCAAAACTTTTTTATTTTTAATGTCGGGTGTTTGGAAACCTCCTACATTGCTTTTAACAACTCCCTTTTGTTGTTTGCATACCTCTAACTCTTCTAAGATAAGTTTATTATAAGTAGGATTGTAATTACTAGACCTATAAATAGAAATAGTAAAAATATCTTTCTTCATTTTTATTTTTCTTTGTAAAAATCAGATACTTTAGTAGGCTTGTTTCTCAAATCAGGTCTAAAGTTTATATTAAATTTTCCTAAAGCATGAGCAAAAATATTGGTAAAATTTTTAAATGCTTCAGCACTAAAGTGTATTCTTCCATAGCACAAAACAATAAATCTTTCTCTAAAGGAAAATTTTATGTCAGCGGATCCGTCTTTCTTAGATTGTATAATATTCATGAGAGATCGATACCATAATTAAATTTAATAGTCAATTATCCAACACACAACATTAGACAATGTATCAGAAGTATTCTCAAGGAAAGAATAATTTAGACAAGAATCATATATTATATATCGTCCTTTTTTTTCTGGTATTAGCTTTCCAAAATCATTAAAATAAACGCCATCAAAGTCTTGATTATCTAAAAATAATAAACCAATTAGTTGATTGATGTACTTATTATGTTTTTTCTTAAAAGGATAATCTTTATTAATTTGATGTACACTCACTGATTTAATAACTATACCGCCATTAACAATTTGTTGTGTATCGTTATTAATACTTGTTATAAATGTTTGAAAAATTTTATTGTTTTGAAAAAAATTATCTTTAGATGTTTTTACACCTGTATCGTTGACCCATTGATTTTTTTTAAAATTACAAATTTGTTCTTTTAATTCGTCACATAAACTAGTGTTAGGTAAATCATTAGTAAAAAGGGTAGTATTAATTTTTACTTCATTTTGAGCATAAAACATTTCATTTTTTTTTATTTCTTATTACAGCAGGAGCTCCTAAACAATAACGTTTGTCCAACATCCATTCTTTATTAGAACCCTCTTTATCTACGTAATGCATAAAAACTTGAGAGCACCAATCTCCTTTAAATTCTTCTCTCCAATGCTTGAGTTCACATCCTAAATAAACTACCGCATCCCCTGCCTCTAACTCACAAGGAGTTCCTTCTACAAAAATAGGCCACTTAATAACATCTGACCCTAAATTAACTGTAACGCTAATTTCACATGATGGTCTGTCTTTATGTGGAGGAAGTTCCGCATATTGAGTGTACATCCTCCAGAGAGTATAAGTAGGAAGTAATTGTTTACCTGTTATTTCTTCCATATGTTTTTTCTTCATCATCATAGCAGTCTCCATTACAGGATCTCCATAAAAAGAAGTATCTAAAGTAGTTAAGTGTGTATTAACGATAGGGTCCATAGATTGTTCTAAAGAATGTTTTATTTTAGTATGCCCACATAACAATTCTGCTACTTCTGGACTTAAAAAGTTTTTTATTACTTTGTATTTAAAATCTTTTCCTATAATGCCCATGATACTACCGAATACCTTGTTCCTTTTGTTACTGATTCTACTGTGTGAGGGTACATAAAATTACTTGGCCAAATAATTAATTTATTTCTTTTTGTTTTTATATTAATTTTTTGTTCTTCTTTAGGTAGATGAAAACAAAGATCTCCTCCTTCATAATCATCATTGACTAAAAAAATCATAGAATACGTTCTTGGTGTAGTTGTACCATGATCTACATGAGGTTTGTAAAAACCTGCATCTTCATATTTTAAAACTGAAATATTTTCTAAATGATATCCTTTCCAACTGATATCAAATCGGTTTAAGTAATCAGTTAAATGGTACTTAAATATAGCTATAAATCTATTGCACCAATGAATATCTGTAAGTAACTTATTGTTTTGATGTGAGATATTATAAATCCATGTTCTTCTTATATTAAAATCTACCAGTCCTTGTTCCTCACTTGAATCTCCTGCAATGCCTGCTTGAGCAAATTTTCTAGAATCTAAAACTCTTCTAAAAACATCTAAAGATGTCTCTGGTAGTACATCATCATAGGCTACTATAAATTTTGCTATATCCATGTTTTCTTTTTCCAAAACCCTGTTTTATAATTCATAAATAAACGAAATCCATAAACAATTTTATCTAACAACTGTTTTTTATCATTAATAGTTTCTATTTTCATTTTCCAAGATTCTCTTTTAAAAGGAATTACTTGTACATAATTTGTACCCTTTTTAACTAAACTTTTCAAGGTATCGTATTTATCTCCGTTTAAAATAAAAGGGAAATTTACTCTATTATGAAAGGTATCTGTATCCACGATTCCAGGCATAATAGAAAACCTATCATCGGTATTATTTAAGGGAGGAACAAATAAACAAGAATACCCTGGTGGCGTTTTTATAATCCAAGGATTTAATATTTTAAATATTGAGGAAGCTTTATTTTTATGTACTAAAGGAGAACTTTTACCTAGTTGAGTGTAAGGATGAACGTCTGTATTTGTACCTTTATTAAGATTAAAAGAATCGTATACTTCGTTACTAGTATTTGCAAAGGTAATATTTGCTTCTCCTGTTTTTTTAAAATAAATTTCAAAGTCTTGAGGAACCTCTAAAACATATCCAGAGGTTAAAGTGTCTAAAAAGGGAAGGCACCCTTTTATAGTTTTATTATCAAACGAATGATTAAGTTTTTTAAACCATTCGGGTATATTATACTTTATGGGTTTTGGGTAATGTTCTTTTAAATCTACGTATTCTTTAGTAGCTATAAACTCTATGTTATTCATTTAACATTAGTTTATACCCAAATATAAAATAAATGCAATACTAAATCAGTTCTAATAAGCTATAGTAAGGCTGAGACGAGTCCTCTAATAGTTGAGGTACTGTTTTTGCCAATGGATAGGTTTTTGAAGAAGCATCAATATTGGATATGTTGGTCTTAAAAGTGTTCCATAGATTAAAATCAACATGGTCTTTATTTTTTCTTAACCAAATATTTAAAGTATTAATCATTTGTTTTTTTTCTTCGTTTAAACCAGCTTCATCAATGAAACTGAAAGTAGATGAAATATCATCGTATAGAACATTATCTGAATCATCATACCTTATATTTACATATAATAGTTTTTGAACATTATTAAATACATTGTCTGTTACAGTTATAACTTTGTATAAATCTTGGTTGATATGTAAATTTGATAAAGAATTATCGGATGCTGCTATACGAACTATAGTCCCTACAACGTTTGCACAATCTTTATTAAAAATAAAATGTTTAGCCATTAACTTTCTTCTCCAAATACAAGTAAATGACCATTACCACCTACAAGTCCTGGAACAATTTGTAGTCTACCATCAGCGGCATGACTTGAAAATGTATTTCCTACAAATCCTCCATTAAAACCTAAGGGTAAAGTATTTAGAGGTGCTGGACCAGATGAATTTCCTGGATTCCCACTACTACCAGTGCTATTCGGACTTGCTGCTCCGCCACCGTTGCCTCCGTTTACTGTTGCAAAGTTTGCAATAGAGGTTGCTCCGCCAGCTCCACCAGATCCTCCTGGAAAATTACCTAAATTACCACCAGCACCAATTGAATAAGGTTGAGAGAATGGAGCCGCAACTGATCCTGTAGCAAGCACTGTTAGACCTTCTCCTCCGCCGCCGCCTGTGTTACTAGGACCACCTCCGCCACTTCCTCCGCCACCTGAAGACATGATAGCTGTAAGACTATCTGTTCCAGCGGGTGGAGTAAATGTCCCTGAAGCAGGTCCATCTCCGATTAGTAAAGCAGCTACTCCAGCTCCTCCTGCTGCACCTGAAGATGCAGATGTAATTCTTCCTTGAGCATCTACAGTCAAAGCAGTAGCTGTGTAGTCACCTGCAGTTACTGCAGTGTTTGCTAATTTATCAGCGGTGACTGCATCGTCTGCAATTTTAGCTGTCGTGATTTGTAAATCAGAAACTTTCGCTGTCGTAATTTGATTGTCTGAAATTTTAGCTGTTGTAATTTGATTGTCTGAAATTTTAGCTGTTGTAATTGCGTTGTCTGCAATTTGTGCTGTTGCAATAGTTCCACCTAAAGTGTTTAATGCAATTTCATTTAAATTAGTTCCATCAGAATAAGCTGCTACAATAGCCGCTTCTCCTGCTGTAAAACCTGTACCAGAAACTGTTTTAATAGTTAAGTTAGTAACTCCTACTACAGCACTTAAATCAATAATATAAAATTTTTCTAAAGCGTCTGGGATAGTTACTGTAGAAGCTGATGTAAGAGTTCCAGTGAACTTTAAAATCATATTTCTTGCGTTGGATACGGCTCCATCCGTCAATGCAAGAGTAACTGTTCCTCCATCGCTTAAAGCAATTGATTCGTAACCAGCGGCTACTTGATTAATTAAATTTAAATTTGTATTTGTTTTATCTCCCCATGTACCAGCGTTTTCGCCAGTGACCATAAGCTCTAAACCGAGATCTGAATAACTTGATGCCATAAAATTTTATGCTCCTGTTTTTATATTAATATTTTACTATAGTTAAGCTGCAAGATCAACTGGCGACCAGGTTACTTCTGTCCCTACGTCTACTTCAGCCCATGCGATTACATTAACCCCCCCTGTAGAAGCTGTCAATCCTACGCCTGTAGGAACCACAGTGGATCCTCCTATAACTACTACATTTCCAGGGGTTGAAAAAGTAGCGGAAATTCCAGATACATCGTATCCAGAAACTGGAACACTATCTCCAATAGCAAAAGTAGACTCTATGCCAGTAAGTGAAACGTTTGCATCTCCTGTTATCTCTTCTGAATTACCTAAAGTCATTTGAAGAGAAGTTCCTGTTACAGGGACGTCTGTTTTTAACCCTGCTTCAGCGGCACCTATAGTAGTAGATAGCGCTATTCCTGTTAATTCAACTAACCCTGAACCTACGATAGAGACATCCTCTAAAGTAGTTTGAATTAAGAAGCTGTGTGCAATTTCGTTATCAGAAGTACCTGAGGTTCCTACGGGAGTAATGTCTGCAGATAATTCAATTCCTGATACTGCTACCACCACATCGGTAAAGGCATCTTCATTACCTATAACTACTGATAAGGATATACCTTGTAGTTGAACAGAATAATTATCTCCCCATGCAAAACTTCCCCAAGTTTCTCTACCCCATCCTGCACCGATTAAATATTGATCATCGATAGTAACTCCAGTGATATTTGTAGACACAGGACTACCTGTTACAGGGACACCAATTCCAATACCCTCATTACCTGTAACAATGTTAAACCCAATACCTGTTACAGATACATCAGCAGAAGCTCCTGCTACTACTCCTTGAAGAGTGAATGTTGCGGATAAAGTGGTAGGTTCAACATCTGCATTTGCTTCAGTGGTTACTGAAGATATAGATGTTTGTGCGACAATGGATGAGGCAACTACGGTTTCACCAGATAGGTCTCCCCATTCCGATGCCCCCCAAGTTTTATTGCCCCATCCAGTTGCCATTATTCATGTTATTTCTCTATTACGCTATTCTTATAATCGCTTGCGTATCGTTTGCGTTCGGGAACTGAATCGTAAATGTTCCAGCTGTTGCAGTTTTATCTCCGCCAAAATCTAGAACACATACAGACGGATCGCCTGCTTCAGTGTCATTATAAATTAAAGCTCCTCTTGCTGTTAAAGTAACTCCCGTAAAAGATAGATCATCAAAATCAACGAAAGCAGTTGCTCCGTTTACAGATACTAAAGCAGTAACTAATGCTCCGCCACCTGCTGCGTATTCACCAGAGTCTGGAACTTGTCCTCCGATACCTACTACATAAGAAGTAGTATCTGCTCCGATAGTTGCAGCACTTGTGTATAGTGCTAATTTAAAAGTATCTCCGCCTGCTGCTACGAAAGTTTGTGATCCTTGTAACAAATCTTCTTTAAAAGAATTTGTGATTGCGTTTGTTGTTATTGCCATATTTTTTCTCCTTGTTTAATTTTATGGTGATGGAGAGGACACTTTAACTCGTGGCACTCCATCGGTATATTCGTCTCTTCTTCGTCTGCCCATTTGTTGTAGAGCAAATTGTTGCACCTGTTCATTATACTTGTCAGAATACAGTTTGTACATATCAGCGGGTCCTTTTAAATAAGCAAAAGACTCAACTAAAACTCCGTACAATAGTAATGATTGCTGGTAGGTAGATAAGTAAGTAGTGTTAGAACTCGTAAAATGAGGGGGATATTTAATATAATTAATTTGAACTTGTCCAGCTGCTGCCGTGGCATCTGGTGTTGGGGCTACTAAAAAATTATTTTCATCCCAATTTGCATAATATAAAGGAGAGCCTGTAGCTCCATCATTATTATATTCAGAGATAAAACTAGTGTCTCTTTTTTCTAAAAAAGTTCTAGTATTTGATATAATAGTCTGTACGGATCTTAAAACAAGTATATCAGAAGGTAAAGATATATATCTTTGACCAGATATAAAACTAGCAATTGAGTATTTTCTTAAATCATCATAATCTACTTTTCCTGCAACGTCTAATTCAACATTAGTAATAAATTGATCTAGTAAAGTATCCGTTAATACATTAGAATCTACTTCTGTATAACTTCTTATTTGAGCTAAAAAATCTGTGTAACTAATTGCCATTATGATATCCCTATAGTTACTTGCCCTACTTGAGGCAATAATTGTCTATTTCTGTTTTCTTGTGCTCCGTTGTCAGGTTGCATTCCATTAGAACTAAAAGAAAATACTCCAGGTAAAGTTAAATCTACTGTAGTAAAACGAGCTCCTCCAGAATTAAAAGTAAAATCTTGAGGTCTTGAATTCTGTATAGCTATTCTATCAGCGGAAATAGTTTTTCTTCTTATCTGAGGTTGTTTTGACTCATATTCTGAAATGTGAACTAAAGAACCATTCCATTCCCTAACCATTTCATTATAAGGAAAGGCTAATCCAGATCTATCCGATATGGATTTAGAAAACCTACCTGTAGCCCATCCTGCCATTATACGCCATCTCCAAAATAACTTTGAGGAGAAATATATAAAGAAGTTCTTCCTCCATCTTGATCTAAAGCTCTTAATAATTCGTCTTCATAAACTTGTTTTAGAATTGCTATTTTGTTAGGATCATAATTAAAAGACAGATAGTATGCCAAGCCAGAAATCATTGCTGGAATAAATCTAAATACAACATCTGCTGTATTGGTGTAGGATCCAACATCCTCAATTCTATTAATAGAATAATATTTTAAATAAGTGTAAGTAATAGTATCTGGAGCTTGGTATAAATAAATAGCAGGAACAGTTAATCTATCCACATAATACATAGAAGGTTGTCCAGTGCTTAATTTATTAGGTAAAGCTGCGTAAGCAGATCTGTCTATTTTAGTGATAGATACGTCTTGAGTATTAATGTTATCGCCTCCTCCTCCAGTAGTAGAAACATAGGCTTCTAAAACATCACTAACATCTGTAGGTGTGGTATAACTAGCTTGACCAGAGACAAGAGCAATTTCATTAAGAGCAACTTTCCACATATGCACTCCTCTATTACCCCAGTCTGAAAAAAGTATATTCAAGTTTCTTCTAGCACGTTTCATGTCATTACCAGAATTAGGTCTTATACCATTTCTATTGAAAGCTTCATCAATAATGTCATCTATGCTTAAATTAAAAGAAGTAGTTCCAGAAGTAGCCATTATTTTTTAAATTCTTTCTTACAGGCGCATTCATGCGAACACGAACACGGGACAATGCATAAAATTTTACAGATAAGCTTTTTTATATACTTAATCATTTATATCTCCTCTATAGTGGCCACTTTAAGAGTGTTTAGTTTCTCTTCTTTGCGGTTGTACAACTTTTTAGATTGTACCACTTGAGGTCGGTAAGTTCTAGACCTTACTTTTTTTGCTACTGGGTTTGATTTGTTCTTTATAAATGGTTCCATGCGTCTTTTTAATAACTTTTTTATATTCTTTTGAATCTTTAGAACCAAGCCCTGGTTCTAATTGTCTAGATATCTGTCCTCTTGATATTACCATGGTTTGTATATTACCTTATCTTCTTCTCTGGAAGCTTTTAACACACTGTTTCTATTTTTTTCTCCATTCCAAGAAACGTGTATCCACCCTGAGTTAGGCTCATCTTTTTTATAAAACTCAAGTATTAATTGATCAAATTCTAGATTATCTCTAATCCATTGAGCTAGTTCTTTATTATCTACACTGGTTATTTCTAGGTCAGCCGCTTTTCCTTCGGCATGTTGACTGCTTATTTTAGATCCAATGGCAATACACAATTCTTGAGATCGATATCCTGATGAAATTAATACTGGAGAATCAAATTGAGAGCGTATGGGCTGTAGTATATTCACGCACAATGCCTTTAAATTATCTATATGAGATGGAGACGGATTGTTAGGTATTCCTTTTCTCTCCGCTACTTGAGACTTAACAAGTTCACTTAATTGAAAATTAGCAGAAAGTTTCATTATTTTTTTTCTTTAATTTCATAGAACATATCATCGCTGTCGTCTGTTTTCCAGTCTTTGTTTTCTACGTTCCACGTGGTAGTTTGGACTTTATAGTCTGGCTTAGCGTCACTAGTAGTAAAACTAGGAATGTTCCACAGAATACGATTATTAGGCTGAGCTGCATAATTACCGTTATCAAGAGCCAATATATGTGCACACTTATGTTCATGAGAAATTTCAGAATGGTCCGTATCCAACACATTAGGTTCTGGGTGAGCCCAATCAATAGTAAATAAATATTCTCCGTGATACATTTTTTTATCTTTGCCAAAAAATTTACCACGTTGTCCATCTAAAAAAGAATAATTAGTAACAGCAGGATGATAACTAAAACAGTTCCACAACTGTAACTCGTCAACTTGCATATCGGGCACTTTGGTTCTTTGAAGATGTTTTTGAAAAAAAGCTGAGATAGGCAATCGATAGTAGACCGCACCATTCGGTAGTAAGGCGTGAAACAAGATGGCTCGGGTGGTGATTGATGCAAACCCGAAGACCACACACTCCTCACTTTCTCCATGATGACTTTTAAGATCATAAAGATACTCTTTCCTAACGGAACAATACAGTGGTGGTATATTTGAATTAAGATATGCCATAATTTCATAGAGTGTATTAACTTACCACATTAAGTACTAGATGTGAATAAACAATTAAATTTAAAAAATATTTTTTCTTGATTAACTAAAGATTCTTCTAAAATATTAATAGCTTCAATAGATAATTCATAACCAGCTAAAGCACACTCTTTATGAGTATTATATAATTCAGGGCTTTGTACCCTTTCACCACAAGCACCATAAACAACGGAGCAGGCATAAATAACTAACATAAATTTCATCTATCTGCCAATCTATCCATATGAGAATATATACGACCTATTACCTTGTCCAGAGACATTAACTCTTGTTGCATCATAGCAACGATAGTCTGTAGTTCAATTAAAGTAATAAGCACCCACGTACTTAGGCTCATTAATATAGTGCCCAATAATCCAATTAGAATCGTGTTAGTTTTCCTGCTCATTATTTTTTTTCCTTTTTTTTATTACAAACGTACAACTCTTTCCAAATTTTGTTCTCCATTCTACCAAAAAAAGTCAAAAGTTTTCTTAAAACCCAGTTTTTCATAATAACCCTCCCTATAAAATATAAGGTAAGTTTAACTCTGTTTTTTGGCTTTATCTACTGGAAGGTAATAATAATTAAACTAACATTTCCAACGTTTACGAGCTTGTCTTAATCTTGAGTTGGGGTCTTTTGCTGCTTTGGGAAATTGTTTCATTTGTCCTGCTGATCTTGCACAATAGGACTTTCGTCTTTTTGAAGCTTTACTTCCCTTTTTAACCTTACCTGTAACTGCTGTTTTTAATTTAGATCCAGGATTTTTTCTTCTATAAGACATAACACCTGCTTGGGTCATACCTGCACCAGATTTAGTAGATCTAAAATTTTTTTTATTTCTAGAAGGCATCCCTCCTTCTTTTAAAGAAGTGGTCTTCTTTTCTTTTTTTATTTCTTTATAAACTGGTATGTTTACTTTTTTTTTAGAAACAGGAACACCTTGTTGAAATTGCCTAGCCTGAATAGATAAAGGACTGTTTTGAAGCATAGGACCAGCTAAAGCCATTACCCCAGTAGCAGCTTTTAAGACAGCTTTACCTATGCCTCTTTTTTGACAACCGTATTTCATACTTACCCGTTAGTAGAAGTAAGATTAGGTCCTGAAAATTTGTCTGTTAATAATGTGTAAGCTTCAATATTTGTTTTTGTTTTAACAAAAATTCCTTTTGGAAATAAGATACCATCATCTGGAAAAGAAAAATTAATTACATCGCCACTAGGACAGTCTGCAATAAATAAAGTATCTCCAGTATTTGAAGTAGTAGTTAATTCTAAAAGACCAGCTCCAACACCATCGTTAGCAACAATAATTCCTTTTAGCCTTATTGGCTGTGCAATTACAGCTGTTCCTGTGTTACCTGCCGTAGATCTCGTTGCTTGTATATCGCCTTTAAACATAAGTCTCCTTTAGTTGTGGCTCCCGAAGGAGCCACTAATTTATTATTATTATGATGCTGATATGTTAGCTAATGTGTCTAATCTTTTCCAGTTTGTACCATCTGAAAAAGCGTATACTGCAGCACCTGCTGCACCATTATCAACATAGATTAAAACAGCGGTGTTACCAACTGCTTCTAATGAACTAGTTCCATCTGAAACAGTGTTTGCATCAACAACTGTCCAAGTGTTAGTTCCACCTTGTTGAGTGTCGCCTGCATTAGGGTTAGGTCCACCAATAAAACCATTTAGTGAAGTTACTGGACCTGTAAAAGTCGTGTTTGCCATTATTATATTCTCCTAGTTTATTTAATACAGTCTCTAGGTCGTCTGCTGAACTCAGTCTGTATCAAATATTAAATTTATGTTCAGTGAAAGTATTATACATAAAAAAAGGGGCGATGTGAACACCGCCCCTAATTTGTTATCAATCTAACTTAGATTAGCTAGTTGGTAAGTTTCCGTTACCAAAGATAGCTCTAGGATCAGACCAGCCGAAGCTGTATCTTTCTCTAGCTTTAAATCTAACGTTACCTGTATCGAAGTCACCTTCCATAGCAGTTTTGATTGGACTTCTAACAAAATGCTTCATTCCATTAGGAACATCCGTTAAAATAAAGAAAGAATCAGTATCTGTTAAGAAGTGATTAATTCTGTATCCTTCAGGGACCATTCCCATAGAAGCTAAAGCATTGATGTCATTGTCAGCTGTTCCTGTTCTTAGAGGAGATTTCATCAATCTCTCAGCAGTAAATTGTAATTCTTTTGGAATTATCATTTTTCTGCCTGAAAGAGCAATTTTTAATCCTCTTTCATCTACAAAACCAGCGATATCAATCAATGATTGCTCTAGTGATGTTTCATTCAAGTCAGCTGCAGTTGCAAGAACGTTTGAGAAAGTACCACCTGTTGCTAATGGGTGAGCGTTTCCGATTAGGGATTCGCCGTCTCCACCTGTAACAGTAGTAATTTGCGCATTGTTCAAAACAGAAGCCGCTGTGACTTGTTTTGAGTGTGACATAGATCTTGCTAAAGCTTTTGTGTATCTTCCTGCAAGTTTGTCATACAAGTTGTCTTCAATCGCTTCTTCAGTTATAGAGAAAGCAAGAGCAACAGTGTTGTGTGTGTATCTAGCAGTGAAAGTTTCATTTGCTTGATCGAACACAACGCCCGCACCTTCTTGTTTAACTGGAGCACCAGCGAAACCTGATAGCATAACTTCTTCTTCAAACGCTCTGTCTGAAGATTCTGCCATGAAGATTTCTGTATGCTCATTGTCGTAACGATTGTATTCCAGGCCGAATAGTGCATTCAATCCTGGCTCTAGTTCTTTAACTAGCTGTGATCGTGATATAGCCATTATTTATTTCTCCTATTATAAGCCTGTACCACTTCTATAGAAGTGATTGTTGATTCTAACAAGAATATTAGCGTTAGCAGAAGCAACGTCTGAGTTTGCTGGATCTTGCGAAATATCAATTGCTTGCACAACAAATGTTCCGTTAGTTCCAGAAACGCTAACGTCAAGTTGCACTTCCGATATTCCTGTTTTTGTGTTTCCAGTACCAGTGGTTACTGAGTAGTTTTGAAACAGATCCGCTCTTGCGAAAGTCGCATCAGCATCCATCAAAAAAACTGCATCTGGGTCATCAACAACAAACGCTGTAATATCGTTTGTTGCGACTCCGCCAGGATAGTAGTTTTTCCAAGTCGGCTTTTGAGTTGTAGGATCTGAGTAAAATACTCCGTTGAATACACCTACTACAGCAGTACTAGTATTAGCAGTTGCTCTTTCAATGTTTCCCCCAGTTACAGGTACAACCAAGTCACCTTGGTAAATTGCTGTAGCATAATTGCTAGCAATCGTGTATCTGTTCTGAGCTCCAACCAATGGGGTACCGTCTAGTTTTCTGTACGGTCTTAAACCGAACTTTTCACTTACGTTTGCCATTTTATTTTTACTCCTATTTTATTGTTAAGTTAAAGCCGACCTTACGTTGGTAGATATAGCCAAAAAAATTTTAGCGTTTACGTCCACCACCAAAGGTCACTCTGGTCTGCCTATCAATATTGATCGGCATACCTGGGTGCTGTTCCTTCATGAGATCATTTTGTACAGCTGTCATTTGGTCCTGAGTAATTTTTGAAAAATACTCATTACGCTGTTTTAAAATCTCTTCGGGTATCCTTGCCAGCACAAGGCCTCCAATCCCGATGAACCCCTGATATTGTCCTGTAGCAATAATAGGGTACTTCATTATTTCAACTGAATCTTTATATTCATCAGCTCTAACAAATTCATAACCTTCTCTTAGTTTCTTTGATACATTTCCTGCATCTTGGAAACCAGCTACTTCGGTTCTTATCCATCTATGAATATAACCGTGTGGTGCAGGTGGTGCATCCAAACTCGATGGTAAAGTCCAACTTTTTTTTCTAGTAGTCTCAATTCTAGAATCGGACTTGCGTGAAGACTTGTCTAGTGTAGTCATATTATCTTTCCTCCTTCACGAATTTAGCATATTCCTCTAGTGGCACCCCTAATTTTTTAGCAATAGCCACCTGTGACTTGGTGAGAGTCACGGTTCTGCGTCCACCTTGCCTTCTAGAAACTCCAGCAACAGATTGGACGGGCTTCTTGTTGCTACTTTCCTCACGGACAGTTTCTTTGGCATTAGCAAACTTAGAAGGAAAATATTCCTTCATTCGTTTATTAATTTCATTATAGTAGTCATCACTCTCTGCGTCAAACCCTTGACCTAAAAGCTCATCATGCAGACCCATAGCAGCAGAGGTCAATACTCTATCTTGACCAAACCAACTATTGTCTTGAGCCCAAGTTCTTGCTCTAGGGCTTATAGGAGCAGTATTTTGAGTGATTGCTTGCTCTGTAGATACTTGTTCTTTAGGTTGAGACTCTATTTCTTTTTGTCTTTTTTCTTTTTCCGATAAAGAAATTCTTACTTTTTCTTTTTCTACAGCTAATCTAGTTAAACTATCGTTAGCCTCCATTACTTGATCGGTATCCTGAACATCTAACGCATCTTTTAACTGTCTTCTTACTTTATCTCTCTCAGCGTCAATTCTAGCGTCATACTGTTTTAAGTATTCCGTATCGCTAGTCTCATACTTCTCAGAAACATCAGAATATTTTTTTTGAAGACCTTTAGCATACTCAAGTGCAGCTTTTTCTCTTCTTTCTGACTCTCTGTATTTAAAAGTTAATTCTTTAATTCTTTTTTGAGCATTCTCAGAAACTTTAGAAAGATTATCCTTAGACTCTTCTTTTTTAGTTTCCGTTTCTTGAATAAAATCAACTTCAGGTTGTTCTTTTTTATTTTCTTGCTCTATCTCTTTTTTGTCTTCTGTTTTTTCTTTAGATAGAGTAGAAATATCTGTATATCCTAAATCTACATCTTCCTTTTTAATCTCAGAAGCATGTTTTTCTTTGTCTGTATCGGTAGTCTCAAAGTTAATGCTTGTTTCTTGAGCATCATCTGTATCAAGATCTACTTCGTTATTATTTGTTTGTTCTTGCATAGTTTCTCCTAGTAGTTATGAATGATATTTTGTGGATCACTGACCGTGCCGATAATTTCATCGTCATTAAGAATCCTTACTTCTCCAAGATCTGTTTTAAATCTAGATCCAGCGTATCTTCCAAAGATTACCCACTGTCCTTCTTTACACCAAGCTCCTGTGGGAAATTTAGTTTCGTCTTGATAACAAAGAGGTCCCATTTTTATTACGAGAGCACATACAGTTGCTATAGACATTCTTTCTTGAGCTTCATCCGATATATGAATTCCACCTTTTGTTTTGGAAGGCGGCATGTAGGGACGTACTAAAATTCTCCAGCCAGTAGGCTCTGGAACTTTACTAAGCATTTCTGATATGTCATTTGGATCGGTAGGTATAGTTGAATCTTTTTCTTTTTTAAGACTCGAAACTATCGCTGACCCGTCTGGTTTCACTAAGGTCGTCATCTTCTATATCCTCATTTTTCAGCAGGTATTGAATCACCTGAAGCAGTTCTTCTAAAGAACTGAGTTGACCCCTAGAATACTGAAGCTTCTCTATAGTGTCAACACCATGCACGATGTGTTCGGATTTGACCTTAATTAAATTTTTTATTTCGGATCGTAAACGGTTAACTGTATCTATATCCATCATAGGAAAGTACTAACAAATATCAAAAGTAAAAGATATAGTTATTTTTTCTTAGTATTAATAATATCCGTTGCTTTTATGCCATATACAGCCGCTACCACTGAAATCCAAAGTCCAGTAATCCACCATGGCATAGCCTGTAATTTTTCAAAATAAATATCTAATTTTTCACCTATCTTCTCGTCTTCTGCAAAGACTGAATAGGCTAATAAAAACAAAGGTGAAGATAAAACTAAAAGTATAAATTCATCTTTCCAGTCTCCTTTTTGAGACTCAGATACTTGATGCTTGAGCTCTATTTCTCCTCGAGACATTTTCTCTGCGTGCAGTAATCTTGCCTGTGAGATAGCTTGTTTTTCTTTTTGTTTGTTTTCGTATACCGTGGTCGCCGTTTTGAACGCTGACCCTAAAAGATTCAACCATATCATAATATTTTTTCGTCCTTCTTTTGCCTAAAAAGGGTATCATCTGTTCTAAGACCTGTAAAGCATGTAGTCCACTTACTGACCATGCCCAAGCTTGTTTGTGGTAATCTCTTAATTTTATTTTTCTAAAACTACCAGCATTAAAAAAAACTTGAAATCTTTCTATAATATCTAAATCGGTCATAGATACAGAAAGTTCTATTCGTTTTCGATTAGATCCACTTTTCCAATATCCAAAGCTACCTTCTCCTTCAAATACTCCAGCAAGAAATGATAATTTTTGTTTTTTACTCCAAAGAGAAAAATTCACTTTAATAAAGTTTAATTTTTTTATGACCTTGAACTTGAATAGATTTAGTACCACGAGTAGAAACGGAAGTTCCTGTTTTCGCTCGTATAAAATTGATTCTTTTAAAAGTAGATGGCTTATCTATAGATAGAGAAGATAAAGAATTAATTTTAGGTAAAGAAGAATCTGAACCATCTGAAGTCTGAGTAGAGGTAGGGGTAGTTTTATTTTTCATACCCATAGCTTTTCTTCCTTTAGAAGTGTCACTTAACGTTTTGATACCAGTATACACACCAGCACCAGGCACTACCATGGCTGGTCCCATTGCACTAACATTAGCTGAAAAATTATCTCCGAAAGAAGTTATACTTCCTTTAGGAGCATACGCTTGCGTCTCGTAATCAAAATCACCATCATTTCCATAACTACTATCTTGGCTAGTATCTACACCTGCTGCATTTGCTTCTGCTTCGGAATATCCACCACCGCCAGTATCTTCAGCGTCAAGGAAACTAGGTATACCGTTTATCTTTTTTCCAGAGCCACCTAATTTTTTTAAAAGCTTAGCTTCTTTTTTGTTAATGTAAGCAAGGAACTCACCTTTAGGAGCTTTGTCCTCTAAAGTCTTCTTAGCTGATTTTATTTTTCTTTTTACCATTGTTTAAGTATAACACCTTTCGTAAAGGTACGTTAATACCTTGAGGGTTAGGTCCTCTTTTGGGAGGAACTCCAAATCGTACTCCTCCACTGAGTCCTTTTCTATGATTTTGTGAATTTACACTCATTATTTTTTCATTTTTTTAATATGTTTTTTAACTAGCTTAGCTTGTTTGGCATGTGTCTTTGATGCTTTTTTTAATCCTTTTAATACTTTTTTTAATTCTTTTACCATTATTTTTTCCTCACAATTGTTTTAGCATTTAAGTCCTTCTCTATGCTTTTGATTTTTTTGTCTTAGGTTTTTTAGCAGTCTTAGCTGCTTGAGCAAATTGAGCTGACGTAGGTCTTCCTTTGGATCCCTTTTTTCTCATTGTTTCACCACTGCCTTCTTTAATTCTTTTTTTCTTAGCGAGTATGTTTGCGTATAGTCCTGGTTTAGTAGTAGTAGCCATTATTGTCCTTTTGTTTGGTTTAATTTTTGTGCTTGTAGATTTAATTTTTCTTTAGCAATACCTAATCGATCTTGTTGTGAATCTTCTTGAGATTTTAACTTCTCCATACCTAAAGCTAGATCCGCTTCCTGTCTATCCATCTGTCCTTGCTCTTTCATTTGAGATTCTTGAGATTTACGTTGTAAGTCTAGAGCTCTCAGATCTATTTCTTGCTGCTTCAATTGAATTAAAGGATCTTGTTGAGCATTATTAGCTTGAGCCTCCATCTGTTGTAAGCTAGACGTAATCTCTACTATCTTTTTAGCGATCAGCATATCTACTTGTGCTTGCATGGCTTCTGGATTTTGTTGAGCCATTTGCATCATTCTAGGATCTTGTTGAACCATTGCTGTAACTTCAGCGGTAGCTTTTAAACTAATGTGCTCTGAGATGTGAGACTGTAGTAAAGCATACACCTGAGGATTAATTTGAACCATTCTAGATTGCATAAAGATAGAATGAGCTTGAATATGTGCCTCATGGTCTTGTTGAGGGAATGCTTGTAACAACTGTACCTTTAAAGATTCTGCATTTTCTCTCGCAGGGTCTATAGGAGCTGGTTGTTTCGGTGGAACTAGGATCATATCAATATTTTTAGTTCCTAAACTCTCATATACACGTCTATAGGCTTCATATACGTTATGTAAATTAGGTGCAGACTGAGCAATTTGTAATTGTGTCTGTGCTAACGTCACTCTTTGTGTCATGGACCATAAATTAGGGTCTGCCATCGGCAAAACATCAATACGATCATCGAAATCTGCTGATTTAATGTTTCTTTCTGCTCCATATACATCATAAGGATACTCTTCAGGTAGAGATTCATTACAAATTCTAGCTAAAATTTTAAATTCTTGTTTCATTGCGTAGTAACAACGCTTATGAATAGCGCTCATCACTCTAGAACCACGTTCCATAAGAGCAACGGTAGTACCCACAGCTGCTTGTTGATTACCATCTCCTACTTGAATGTCTGCAATAGCCGCAAATCTCTGACCAGCAGTCACAACAAAGTTTAATAAAGCAAATAAAGTTTGGGAAGGTTCTTTGAAAGGCAACATTTGGAACTGATCTTTGATATTTCCTCCTGGTGCATCCACATCTCTAAACTCTCCTGGTTGAATAGGTTGGTCATCGTCTCGTACTTTCATTCCTCTAGACTTAAATCCAGCAGGAAGATTGGACAACGTACCAGCGTCCAGTAATTGTCTTAATGCTTCGGTGGCCGTTCTAGTTAAACCACCAATCATGTGTAGTAAACCAAAGCCATAGAAACCTAATCCTGGTAAAAACTTAAAGTGAACAAAGTATTCAATACGCTTGTACTTAGCGTCATCGGCTCGGTAGTTTCTATAGATAGATAAAATTTGTCCTGTGTTCTCTACTACCGTTACAATGTAAGGAACTTTAATATTCGTTTCTTTGTTCATTTCTTGGGAAGTATATTCTTCTAAATCTAAGTCCACATGAACTTCTAATACATTATACAGTAGTTCATTGTAGGTAGGAGTAATTCCTTCAATCTTATTGATTTTTTCTTGAGTAGAATTTTGCTCCATGGTAGGTTCTTGTAGATCTATTTTAGAGTACACACCAATTTCCATTTTTTTAAGAATATCATTCTCTGTCATTTTCATAACTTGAGAAATTCTTTCGCACTCGGCTAAACTAGTAGCATAATAAGGAACCACTAAATCTCTTGGATGAATATATTTAGAAACAGGTCGTTCTAATAATTCATCATAATATACTTTTTTAAACGTGGATCCTGTTAGAGGTAAGTAATACAACATTTGATCTACATCGGTGGTATATTCTTCCATCTTATCCATGATTAAATAATTCATGTAATCTTTAACACGGGTAGACTGTAATTCTTTCTCTGCGTTCGGAGAGCCTACAATCTGAGTACGAACAGGACCATCTGCGGGTAATAATTCTTTATAAGCTTGTGCTTGAAACTGAACGCATGCTTCATTAAGCATAGGATGAGTAACACCGCTCGCACCTTTAAATGGTCTGTTCAATGGATTGTATTGTATGCCGAGTAAATCTAAACCTTTGGTGATGGTGTCTTCCCATTCTTTCCTTGACCCTAAATCATTTTTGTAGTCGTCTATTAAATCGTTAGCTAAGTTTTTTAATTCTCTTTCATCTAAACGATCTGCAATGTTTTCTGCGAAGTTGAATTCTGGTTCAGGTTCCTGATCCGTGGTCTCTGCTCCTTCTTCCACGATATCTATTTCTTCCATCACGGCCGAGGGATCAACGTCAGGTGAATCCTGTTGCTGTACTAATTCTTCTACGGACAACTCTTGATTGTCTTTTTCAATTGCCATTATAATTCCCTATCAAAAGTACTACAATTTGCAAGCTTAACAAATTTTAGTTTTTTTGTTTCTTCCTAATTTGGTCTTAACAGTAATGTAAGAACCTGACTTGTACTTGTTTACCGAACCACCCATCATGGATCCCATATGCTTAGGCTTTCGTCCTTTTTTTAAATCCTTTTTATCTTCTTCGTAATCAGGGTACATATCAGGAGAGCCTTCGTAACCTTCGCCTGGATCATTAATAACTGGAGCGTTAAGAAAGTGGCCTGGAGTCATAGGGGGCATTTTTCTTTTAAAGTTTTTAAAATCAGATTCATCTATCCCTTCATCTAAAACAGGTTTTTTTCCTACTTTAGAAATTTTTTTCCTTGCTAAATCTCTCAATGCTTTCCTTTCTTCTGGAGAAAGCCTTTCAGGTCTATCTTTTATTCCTCTAGGCATAATTAAAATATTCCTTTGAAGTTAGTTCCTCTGACAGCTATTCCTGTACCTCTAACTTTGTTAGTAGGACCTTCTGAAGATATCATAGAACCTTTTGAAGCTTTCATCATTTTGCCGTACTTAGCTTTCTTGATTGCTCCGCCTTTAGATTTATTTAAACCTCTGATGAAATTTAATTCCTTTTCAGATACTGCACCTTTTAATTTACCTAGATCTTTAGGATATATGCCATCTTGAAGATCTTTTAATTCCTTTTCAGATAAAGCACCTTTTAATTGACCTAGATCTTTCATGACTTTTTTACCTGCAAATTTTTCTAACGTTTTAGATGTCTTAATGCTTTTACCGTCTTTGGCTTTTGTCATTGCTCCGCCTTTAGATTTTTTTTCAGCTAAATTTTGCAGGCGAGATAATTCCTTTTCAGATACTGCACCTTTTAATTTACTTAAATCTTTAGGATATATGCCATCTTGAAGATCTTTTCTTGCCCT